ATGCACCAGCCGCCATAGGTTGGAACGCCGGAACCACCGACCGGGGTGTAATCGATGCTCGGCGTTATCGGGATTGTCGTGCTTGGGTGGGTGAAATACGTCCGCATGGACAGTGCGGAGAAACGGCCACTGCCAGCCCGCTCACCGACGAACGAGGAGGCGTCGTTGACCGCGCCCAGGTCTGGCATGTCTGCGATGCGGACGCCGGGGAATGTGCCTGTCGTGACGCTCATGGCAATGGCCCTCCGGCGAGAAAGATGGCTTCGCCCGGATCGGTCAGCGTCGCCGGGTTCGGATCGGTCAGCATGATGACCGGATTGACCGTGCGCGGCACCGAGTGCCTGAGATGTAGCCGGCCCTCGGCCAGCAGATCGGTGCCGCCACCGCCGTCGTAGTCGAGCTGGAGCGCGTAGGCGCAGCGCCGCGGCCAGCCCGCCATGGTGGCTGTGGGGAACGATATGTCGAACGCGCCGATGGCATCCGAGATCACGCCCGTGCCGACCCACAGCACCGTCTGCGGGCACTGCGGCCAGTGCCAATAGGCGCCATAGTCCCATGCCCCTCGGTGGTGCTGATCGGGCCAGACGAGCATTTGGAGCGCCGGGCCTCCGATGCCGCCGGATAGCTCGATGCCCTGCGCGCAGACGCTGTCGTCGCTGACCACGGTAACCCGCAGGAACAGGCTGTCGGCGCGGCCGAGCACCAGGTCGCGCCGCGGGATGTGGATGGGCGATGTGCGCATGTAGGGCACCGTCATGGCGAAGGAGGGCATGAGTTATCCGATCATCGTGACGATGGGGCCGTTGCGCACAGCCGATACCGGGGGCGCCCATTGCTCGATTGCAATCTGCGTCAGCGCGACCTGGGTGGGCACAGTCGTGATGGACGCCCACTGCTCCAAACCGATCTGCGTCAACTGCGCGTTGGGCGTGCTGCGTGCCCACTGCTCGATCGCTTCTTGCGTGAGCCTGACATCGGTCACGAGGTTACGATCGGGCCGATCTGGGCGTTATTGACGCCGGTTGCCGTCCAAGCAGTGCCGGTTGCCGGGTCTAATGTGTCAGTACGCCACAACCAGCCAAACGAGGACGACAGCAGCGTTGCTGCGCTCGCGACTGTGGTGCCACCACTCTTGATCTGCACCGCCGCGCCCTTGGCCCCTGCATCGCTCTTTTGCAGAAATCCGCGCGTCGTGACTGCAACCACAAGAGCCGGTGTCGAGGCGATCGTGCCGACGATGTAGAAATCCGCATCACCGACATTGGCATCGAAAACATAGTCGGTCGCGCCGTTCTGCTGCGTTTCGTCAACACAACTGGCATTGCTAGCACCAGCAGAGCGCGTGAACTGCACACTGGCATCGCTCGCTGGCATACGGGTGTAGCAGCGGATATCGCCCACCCATGGCACGCTGGCCGCGTCGCTGCGCCACAGCAGATCATCTATACGCTGAAGGTTAACGCTGCTGTTCTGACCAATGCCGAGCCGATTCGCGTAATTGTTGCTTGATACCGGTCGGGTGTTCAGGCTGGTCGCCGAGAAGTCGTTGCTGGTGTTGCCGTTCTTGCGCACAGCGAAGCTTCCTGCGGTGTTATGGATCACGACCTCGATTTCGAACGTGTACCATGTGTTGACCGCTGTTACGGCGCCTGTGTAGGTGGCAAGCGTGGTGCCTCCTACTGCTCCAGACTGCAGCAGGATCGCTCCATCCTGACGAAAGCCTACGGCGCACTGGTTCGTCGCGCCGTCCGATAGTTGCAGGTAAAAGCCGACGTTGCTGCCAGACACGGTCGCGGTTTGAAAAAACGCCACGTTGAAATGATGCACGCCATCGTTGACGCCGCTCGACTTTACCCACGCATTTCCACCGGAGGAACTAACCCAGGAAATCGCTTGGCTTCCCGGGAAACGGCCATTGGGTGACGCCGTCAAATTCCCGATGGCTGTGCCGCTGTCCCAGTAGCCCGCCAGCAAATCTGCCTGCGCTGCGTAGAGGTCAAAACCATCACCGAAGCACCACGCCATGATCTCAACTCCACGTCGCGGCGAGGCTCAGCACAACGTCGGTCGGTGAGCCGGTTGCCGAGGTGATCACCGCCGTGATGCGCTGGCCTGCTGTGAACGTATTGGCAGCCGTTGCATTGGTGGTCGCAGGCGTTGCACTGCTCACTGCCACTGCGCTCAGTCCTGTCACGTTGGTCCCGTTGATCTGGATCGCGACGCTGAACGAGCCGTTGCCGGTGAAGTAGGTCAGCGCGTTGATGGTGCCCGCATACGGTGCGTCATAGGCGAGCCAGATGGTGTCATTGGCAACGATGGCGCCGGTCACCCACTGGGCTTGCAGCCGTGCGGTGTTGCGCGAGGTGGCTGGTGTGCCAGCGGGGCCTTGGGGTCCGGTTGCGCCCGTTGGTCCGGTGGGGCCTGGCACGGTGCTCGCCGCGCCGGCCGGTCCAGCAGGGCCAGTTGCCCCGGCCGGTCCTGTCGGCCCCGGCACCGTGCTGTCGGCGCCAGGAGGCCCTGGTGGGCCTGGCGTGGCAGGCCCCGGAGGCCCCGCTGGTCCAGGCGGCCCCCGCCAGGCGTCGCCTATCGGGTCGCACGGCACATCTGGCGGCTGTGGGTTGCCAACGAAATCGGGGCCACCAGGGACGCTCGAGGACGGCGTTCCGGCGAAGGACGGGCCGCCGGGGATGCTCACGCCGTCAGGCATTGTCAGCGTCCTCGGACAGCGGGCGGCTGGGTTCGATCGGCTGCATGTCCATGTCACACCCCCGCATCATGTCAGCACAACGCCACGCCACGCCGACGCGGGATTATCGTAGGCCCACAGCTTATGGTTCACAGTGTCATAAACCAGCGCAGCGCCTCTGGCGCGATTGGTGGGAACTCCGGTCGGCGCTCCCGCCATCCACGATACCAGCAAATAGCCGGCCGTTGCCGTTAATGGGTTGGCTGCCTGACCGCCGATGACGGTATCGAGGTTGTGATACCCAAATTGGCACATATCGGATGCGGCGAGGCCGACGAACGATCCGGCGGCTGGCGTGGTTGATCCGATCGGGGTGTTATCAATCCCGGCCGGCAGTCGCATGTTGCCGCTCTGACCAAACGATGCGTTGCTGTTGATCGCGGTGGACCAGTAGTTGCCGATCACCACCGGTGCATTGCCTGCGGTATCGAGCGAATTGGTCGCGGCACCCATGACGGCATTGTTTGCAATAACAGCGGTGTCGCACGCTACGCGGATGACAGCGAGGTTTCCCGATACCGTCGCTGGGTTAACAATGACGTTGCCGGTAATCGATAGATCAGCCGGTGACCCGCCAAGCTGGGGATAAGACTTGATGACCGAGTCACCGCCGAGTGCGCCATCGAAGATGTTACCAGCGACCACCGCGCCGGTCACCGCACCGCGCATAGCAAGCGTTACGTTGATGCACGTATTGCCACGGAAGATGACATCTTTGACCGAATTGCCCGTGCCTAGTGGCTCAAGCTGAATGGGTATTGCGCCGCTGCCGGTGCCCCTGAACTGGTTATCCGCGACGACCAACTCACTCGCGACCAGACCGGTCAGACTTACGGTCGAGTCGTCCGGGTTGAAGTTTACCATTTGCACGGATGCCGCACTCTCGGCGTAGCAGTTCGTCACCCGCGCTTTCTGCGGCCCCCACCAGTGGTCATAGGCGCAGTTGCTAAATCCGTAGGCCGTGCAGCCGTCAGTCAGGGTGTTGTAGCAGCCGATCATCGAAGTGCCGTTGCCGGCGCCACGGAGTTGGAAATTGCAGTTGCGGACTTCAACGTGATTGACGAATAGCATGTCGATCGCGTGAATGCCCGCGCCTGCGCCGGATGTGCCGTAGTCGAATGTCAGATCGCGGATGATGATGTCGTGATCGGTAAGGACACGCGCGGCATTGTTCTGGTTGATAAGCATCGTAATAGCAGCAGTCGCCCGCAGTGTTGCGCCGGCACCGGTTACGGTGGTGCGAGATTTGACGGCGACCGCTGCATTGATCTGGTAGATGCCAGGCGGAAACGCCAGCGTGGCGCCATTGGCAGGAACGGCGTTAGCCGCTGCCTGAATAGCGGTGGTGTCGTTGGTCGTACCGTTCCCGGTCGCACCGTAGTCTTTGACGTTGATCACCTCGCCTGCGCGATCCTGCGCCGAGCGCATAGTGGTGCTGCCGGTCGCGGTGTAGTTGAGCGGCCCCGACACCGTGCCGCCGGCGAGCGGCAGGAACGGGGCGCCATCTGGCAGCGGGCCTGGTATGCCCTGCGGTCCAGGTGGTCCCATAGGACCAGGCGGGCCTACCCATGCCGCTGGATCTGGCGGCCCGGAGGCCGTTGCGTAGTCAGAGTAATTGAGACGATATGCCATGAGGAGCGTGCTCCACTGGTGTTAGAAATACGCGGTCGACACCGTCTCGCCGCTGCTCGGCAGCGCCACATAGCGGTAGATCGCCACCATCGCGTCCTGGGTGTCGCGTGGATCGGTGTCGCCGCCGAACAGCGGTGCCAGCGCATCGGCCGCCAGCGTGGCGTACGGATCGGAGAGCGGGTCAGGTATGTCTTGGATGCTCCACCGAGCGATGCCGCGCATGACGAGGTCGTTGTGAACATTCGTCACCGCCTGCTGTGCGTTGCTGTCCGCGCTCAGCACCATGGCGCCCTTGCGCACGCGCGCCTCGAGCAGCGGCACCATCGCCGGATCGATGGCCTTGCCGAAGGACGACCCAGCCATCGCCGCCGTGAGCTTGGTATACTCTTCTGTGAACGCGCGCGGGACGGAGCCGACCGGCCACCAGACCACGCCCTGCGCGTCCAACGCCGCATGTACCGAGCTGACCTTGTCACGCATGAAGTCCATGTCGGACGGGATGGGCGTTTCATCCGAGGCGATGACGCCCAACTCGATCAGGGCGCCAATCGCGACGGTGTCGAATGAAACCATCTCAGTCAGGGTCGGGCTGTCATCGAGCGGTACGATGCGCACGCCAAGGCGCCGCAATGCCAACTGTGCGATCGTACCGACCGATGTCGTCATCTCAGGCCACCACGACGCCGACTGACGGAGGCGCGGCCGCAGAGCCTGCCGCGTTGGTGGCGGTCACCGTGCAGGTCGCACTTTTGCCGATATCGCCGGCCTGCACGTCGTAGGTGGCCGCGTCGCTGCCGGCCGCCGCGTCGTCGAGCTTCCAGGCGTAGCTGTAGCTGGTCGGCTCGCCCGACCATTCACCCTGCGTGCAGCTCAGCGTCGTGCCACTCTGGGTGACCTGCGGCACGGTGGTGTTGGCAGGCGCTGTGGCACCACCTCCGCCCCCATTACCGCCGCCTGGAGGCGTCTCCGGGGCGTCGGTGATGATGCCGGCGGCCAGGGAAGTCATGCGCGTGGCCTTGCTGGAGATCGGCGGCGCGTTGCTTCTGGCACGCTCCGGCGGCGGCTCCAGCGGCGCCATCGGCGGCGGCCCGCTCGGGTTCTGCGGATCGAGGCCCACCGCAGCAAGGCCCTCGTCGCGGACCATCTGGTTCTCCTCGATGGTCCCGGCAGCGCCGCCACGGGCTCCGAGACCGGCCTCGCTGTTGTAGTCGAGGATGATCTGCGCGCCGATGCTGGAGACCGCCTGCGCCTCCTTGCGCTCGGCCTCCATCTTCTGATCGACGGCCGGAGCGGCGCGCGGCTCCGACGGTGGGCGCCAACCCGGCTGGCCTGGCTCCGGCGGTCCTGCCGGATACCCGGCCCGCTGCTCACCTGGCCCGGGCGGTGGGAGTTGCGACTGCTGGCTTGGATGCACGCCGTGCATCTCGCCGTGCTGGTTCTTTTCACTCGGCATATCTGGTCTCCTAGAAGTATAGCGCAAGAAATAGCTGACGATCACACAGTTATGCGTCAGCTACAGCCGCACTCCAAACCGTAACGATCCCGTTGTCCACTGGTTTTGTTGTGTCAACAGTGGGATCAACGCCGAAACGCAGCTTCTGCACGCCGCGGATTTCTTCCACGCCAACGCCGTTGAAGAACCCATAGTCGCGTCGGTTCTCGATCACTTTGGTGCGCTGAGCCCAGGCGATGCCGATCGCCTGCGCGCCGCAGAGATACGATGCAGCGACATCGGTGGTGCCACCAGAGCCAGCACCCGCCAGCACCGGCAGTTCAGGGATTTCCCTGATAATCACGCCGTCGTAGAGGATGTCGCCAGCCGTGAAGAGCGGATTGTCGGAACCGCGGTTCCAGGCATATTGCAGCGCGTTGATGATCACCGGGTCCAACATCAGGTCACGGAACGCCATGCTAGGCACGAACATCACGTACCACTCCTCGTCACGGTTGACGCGGATAGGCCGGATCTTGGGCGTGGCGGTCCGCGCGATGCGCTTGGCCAGCGTGACCTGGGCGGCGGTGAGTTTGTCGGCGGTATTGTCGACGTTGGTCAGCGAGGTGGCGTAGACGCCCGTATTGTTCGACTTGCTGGCACCGAACAGCACGCGGTCCGAGTTGTTCACCAGCCAGGTATTGCGCTGTGCCGCTGTTGCCACCGCGTAGGTGAGCTGCACATTGCCGTCTGCGGTGATGGCGCCGAGGCTGGTGATGATGTCGGCCCTGAGCTTGTTGGCGGCCCAGTTCTTCAGCACCTGGCGACCGGCCTGGAGCAGATCGATGATGCTCTTCTGCTCGTCCCACTCGCTGACGGCAACCGCGTGCCTGATGACGCCGACAACGACGTTCAAGCTGCGGGCGTTGAGGATCTCTTCATTGCCCTCAAGCACTGTGTTGCCCGTTACACCGGCTCCGACCAGATTGCGGACGGTGGGGAATACGACGGTATCGCCACGTTTCCTTGTCAAATCGGTCTGAAGCTGGATCATTGCATCCATAGTAGTACCAAAGTAAACTGAGAATTGATTCTCGCGAAGGTACTCAACCCAGAAGTCTGATTGCCAAATTATTGGAGTTAGACCCGGTCTGGCCGGGGTTACATTCATGTCGGCCATCGCCGAGCACTCCTATAGTGGGATTGATCTTGCTCCTTTCATTGGATCGCGCCCGTTGGAGGCTCGGCGGCAGCCACTCACGCCCGTTGGATCGGTCGGCGGCACCTGGGTAAGCACGAACGCCCGTAACCTCGGCGGCAGGAAAATATGCGTGGCGTATGCGCTGTTAAGCTGCTTTCGCTAGACATATTTTGTGGTAGAAGGGCGAGGCCCAGGCCGCTTGCAGGCGGTTGACTGGGCCTCTGACCACCGAGTGAGGAAACCACCCAGATGGCTAAATCTTACGTTACAGGTTTGACGGCAGAGCAGCTACGCGAGTTGCTCCACTATGATCCCGACACTGGCATCTTTCGGTGGAGAGAGGGGATCGATCACTGGCGAGCAGGCTTGCCAGCGGGAACTCTCTACAAGCAGAGGCCGAACGGCCCATCTCGAGTTGCCATTGGCATCGGCACCACATCTGAGAGCAAGTACAAGGTCATAGGCGTTCGGAAGCGTGTCTACAGAGCGCATCGGCTGGCATGGCTCTACGTCTACGGCGAGTGGCCCGACAGAGAGGTGGACCACATTAACAACGACCCCACCGACAACCGCATCGTCAATCTACGCTTGGCGACATTCTCTGAGAACGCCATGAACCGGGGCTTGCGGGCCAACAACACTTCCGGCGTCAAGGGCGTATCTTGGTCCAAGAAGAGCAGTAGATGGCTTGCTCACATTGGGATCAACGGCAAACTGCACCACCTCGGTCTGTTCGACACCATCGAGGAAGCGAGAGCGGTCCGAGAAGAAGCCGCGCGTAGACTCCACGGCGCCTTTGCCAGACACGAATAATGCCCCTGACCGAGCTTGAGGAGCGAGCGGAACACGAACTGAGGATGGAGCTGATGAGCGTTCAGATCGAGAAGGCGCACTTCGACATAGGGATGGAGCTGCGAAAGCTGCGGCGCCAGACTTGGACGATTGCGCTGAGTGCGATGGGCATCGTGGTGGCAGCGTTTGCCTCGGGCGCCGCGTGGTGGAATTACCTGCACCACTAGTATCGCACCTGCCCGCTGCCGTTCGTGTTGCGCCTGTTCTGCACTGGCGCGAGCACGTCCTCGAGGCTTGGCTCGCCGGTCCACGCCCCCGCGGTGCGTCCTGCGACGCTGCGGGCAGTGCCTAGGCTTGGCTGCATGCCGGCGGCTGGTGATGGGGCGGGCTGCGCCTTGGCTTCCTGCTCCCAGCGTGCGCGCGCCTCGGCCTCGATCTTGGCCCTGAACGCGGCCGGATCGTCACCGACATCGCGCACCAGGCGCAGCCGATCGACCTCGCTGGTCAGCCAATCGTAGGGGTCCGGCTGGGCGTAGAGCTTGCCGAACAGCGTCGGGTCCGCGTTGGCCAGGTTGCGGAACTCGTTGACGTATTCGTTCAGCTTCTCCTTGCCGATTTCCTTACGCACCATCCGTTCACTCATGTTCAACCGCTCGTTGAGCAGGGCGGCCTGCTGCTGCTGGACGACGTGCTGCGCCCAACCCTGCGGGTTGGTGGCCGGATCTGGCGGCGGCTGTGGTGGCGCCTGTGGCTGCTGTGGTGGGGCTGTGGCGCGGCGCTGGGCGTCCTCAAACTGGCGCTGCAGCTCCTTGTGCTTGGTCTCGGCCTCGACCGCACGCGCTTTCCAATCTTGCCGTTTCCGCCGCTCGTCCTCGTAGGCGCGGCGCGGGATGACCGGCTCGCCCTCGAGCGCTTCCGGCGGATCGGCCTCGTCCTCGGGCTCCGGCTTGGCTGTGGCGGCCTTGGCGGCTGGCTCGGCCTTTGCCTCGGGCTTCGGTGCCGGCGCCTCTGGCGCTGCCTGCGGGGCCTCTGGCGGGGCTTCGGTGACGGTCGCGGTTTCGCCCGCGAGGAATGACTCAAGTTGCTCGTTGGCAGCCATGGTGATGTCCGTTGGTGGTGGTATAGGTCGCGCGCGACCGGATGCCCGCGAAAGCGCGGCGTCGTGCCCCGCTACAGGGCTACGGTCGTACGGAGGATACTGGGATGCTGTTTATCCTGGTGATCTTCCGGATGGGCCGGAAGCGGATACGCCTAGCAATCGTGTTCCGCTTCCGAGCCTAACCGGCGGCTGGGCGTCGTAGATAGCGGCGCCCAGTTGCTGGGACTGTAGTGTCACTCCCCGGCGTTCTGCAACTCGCTCGGCAGCGGCGGCAGCGTGCGCGCGCCAGGTCGCAGCGGTTGTGGTGGTCGCTGGCGTGGTTCGGGCGTCGGCGCCGAACCTGGCTGCACCCGCATCTTCGGCAGATGCAGCAACTGCGTCTGCTTGGTGACGCTGTATTTGCTGCGCCCCAGCATGCGCCCGATGAGGACCGGCCCCATGCCGTTCTCCCAGAGCTGCCGCAACAACGCGCGCTCCTCGTCGGTCCAGGGCACGCTGATGACGTGTTTCATGCTGGCTGGCATCGCGGCGCTCCGCTGTGCTATGCTGAGTTCCGCGATAAGTCCGAGAACCTCAAGCGCCCCGTATCTCCCTGTGAGTGCGGGGCCTTTTCTTTCAGCGCTGTAGGCCAGCACGTAGGACGGCATTCTCGACCATCAGGTCGTTCAGCAGGACTTCCAGATTGGTCAACGCCTCAAGCTGCTGCTCGTCGCCATGCTCAAGGCACCATGCCATCATGCCCTCAAGCGACCACAAGGCGTGCTCGCGGCGGTAACGCCGTAGTAGCTCACCATGGGTTTCTGTGTGTTCTGGCTGGCTCAATTGTGGCAACTGGCACCTCCTGACTAGGGGTAGCTATCGGAAATAGAGTTTTTGGAGAGTTGGAAGTTGGCTTTGCCAGGGCAATTCTTGTGATATCGCAGGATATGTCTCTTGCCGAGATGAGAAACATAATAACCGTCACTCAGCGGTTGCTGGGGCAGGTTGATGAGTAGGAACCGGGCGCCATGGGCGAATACGCACAGGTTGCGGCGATGATCGACGTGATGGAGGCGGCGCTGAAGCAAGTGGAGCCACCCTTCCTCGCGCTCCCGGAGCGAGGGGAAACACCGGAGACGCTGGCCTACCGGCGCGGTGCGCGTGACGCCTACCGGGGTGTGATTGTCGCGCTGCACGCGCTCCTGAAGGACAGGCCATGAGCGCCCCGCAGGAAATCGCCCAAAATTCCAACGTTATCAGGCATTTGCCAACCAAAACGGCGAGGAAGGAAATCACGCACGGCCAAGCCCTCTGGAATGCTTTGACATGCGCCAGGGGGGCGTGAGGGGCAGGTTGATGAGTAGGACGCTGCGGCGACGGGCAATATCCCCGTATCAACGCGATCGGCTCATTGGCTGGACCCTGGCCGACACTTGGGCGTGCCAGTTGGCGCACACCGCAGCGGGGCTTCCACCCGCCGGCATAGTGCCATAGGGGCAGGTTGATGAGTAGGAGGCGGTCATTGCTTCGTCAGGCACGCCGACAGCAACTGATTGAGCACGTCGGCGGTATGCTTCGCCCTCGCATCGACGAACCACGCCAGAAAGCCCAGCGCCATCACGTTGCACAGCACCAGAGCCAGGAACTGGGGGCCAAGCCCGTGGGTGACCGACTGCCCCAGCTTGATCGCCGCCTGGACGACCGTGGTATGGCCGCCATTGCCGTTGGGCGGCGCCTCGGCCACTAGGCTCGCCGCTGACGCACCAACCCCAATCCAAGCAGGCCGACGCCGAGCAGCGCCAGCGTGGCAGGCTCCGGCACCGCGGCAGGCGATGCTGAGAACGTGCCCGACACGGACGATGTGAAGCTGCCGATACTGGTGCCCACGATCTGGAATGCCGGCGTGATACCAGCGAACGCCAACCCCACCGCGCTCGGATTGAACAGGTCGGTGATCACGTCGCTGGTCAGGGTGAGCGCATCAGGCGGCGCACCGACAGCCAACGCACCACCCGCACCGCTCCCGAAGGTCACGTCAGCGAATGTGCCCGACAGGTAGTTGGTGCCGGTGCCGCCGGCCGCACTCGTGATGCTGAACGTACCGCTGAATTTCTGTGCTGACCCGCCGAGGATCGGTTGGGCCGCGCCGACCGAGGCAGCACTGAGGTCGAAGAATGCTGCGGTCGGGCTACCATTCTCGATCTGGGTGACGCTGATGGTGGCGTCGGTGGCGGTGAGCGTCGTCGCGGTCTGCGCGCCGTTCTCGGTGGCGGTGATCGGCGTCCCGGCAGTCTGGCCGAACGAGAGGATGACCGCCGCACGGGCCGGTGCGTGGAAGAACATGGCGCCCGCGATGATGCTGACGCCGAGCAGTGCGTGTTTCATGACGTGAAGCCCCTGTGTGTTTGTTGTTACTTCGGCTGTGCGTGCGGTGGCAGCGGCATGCCAGGACGCAGCGAGGGGTCCACGCTCACATACCGCCATCCCAGCGCCGGGCAGTAGCACAGCATCCAATACGTCTTGCTGGGCAGCGCGTTGTCGATCTGCCCACCTTGCCCGCCTGGCAGTGTATTGTCCGGCCGCTCACCACCCGGCATCGGCCCGCCACCCGGATGCCCAGGCGATGGTGGCAACGGCTGGCCCGGACGCACCGGAGCAACCGGCAGCCCTGCATCCACGTGTGGCGGACGGCCAGGCGACGGCCAGATCGTACCCGGCGCGACTGGCAGCGTATTGTCGATGATCGGCGCGATCGGGTTGCCCACCGTAGGCGGGGGCCAGATACCAGGCGGGGCCGGCGGTAGCACGATCGGATTGGACGGCCGGTCGCTGCTGATGCCGTAGCCGGGGTCAACGTCCCCCTCGGCCCCCGGTAGCGAGTTGTCCGGATATCCGCCGCTCATCCCCTCGACGTTGAGATAGCCGCCTACAATGTGAACTCTGGCCATTGAATACCTCCATGTGTCGTTACGTCGTTACGTCGTTACATCTTTGCGTCGTTACAACCGATACAGCGTGCCCCAGCGCGTCAGTGAGGCTTTCCTGGCCACCTCCTGTCGCTGCTGCTTCGACAGCGCCTTGGCCCGCGCTATCCCACCCAGCCGCCCCACTACTTTGGCTCTCGCCGATGTCAGCCTGTAGCGAGGGCGAAGTCTGGCCATTGGCCCTCAGTATGTCGTTGCGGGTTGGACTCGACCGTGCTGTGATGCCGCACCGCGTCCGTGCAAGGAGCGCGGGAGAGTAGCGGGCGGTAACCGCCAGAAGCCGCCCCTACTCGCTATTGCGGCGCGTCGTCACGCGACGGTTCAGTGATGATCGCAATCCGCTTCCAACCAGCGTGGCACAAGGGGCAACGCACGGCCTGCATCGAAGCAATGACGACCCGGAAGTGCGCGTTGTACACGAGGTCGTCCATCCACTCATTTTTGCACGCAAGGCAGCGAAACGAGGTGTTATGCAGGATCATCCCATCACGTTACCGCCGTGATCAGCAGCACGACCAGCGCCAGCACCATGATCCCAAGCAGCGCACCGTGGCTCACTCCGCTGCCTCCGCGAACAGGTCGGCCATGCGCTCGTCCTCAGGGTCCGCGGCAGGCACATCCACGAACAGCGGCGCGTCGTCCCGGCAGCGCTGCATGGCCATCTCGGTGTAGGCGGTGTTTAGCTCTATCCCGATCGCATCGCGTTGCAAGCGGTCAGCAACGAGCAGCGTCGTGCCCGCGCCAGCGAAACAATCCAAAACTACACAGGGCACGACATCGGCATTGTGGTCGCAGCCTGTGCGCCAGCCGGTGGTAGCTGTCTCTGAGTTCCACGCCTTAGCATAGGTGCGGACACCTACTGCTTTGGATGGTGAATGATCCGTTATGACCACCTCGACCGTGCCGTAGATTTGCTCGTCAAAGCGGCTGTCGAGTTGCAGCACATCTTTGAGCTTCGTCCATTGCTCAGGCGTTGGAGGCTCGATGCCAGCGGGTCGCCCCTCAAACCACGAATAAAGCGTGCGTGTGCCAAGCGCCGTATCTACAGCAACGCGAGACAGTCCGAGAGCTTCGCGCCGTTCACGCAGATATGCCGCCATCGCCTCGCAATCTACCGGCACCCGCTTCGTCGCCATGCGCGTCGGCACGTTATCCAGATTGCGTTCCGTCACCCTCACCCACGGCTTGCCGCACTGGCTGCAACAGCCGCGCTCCGACGTGCCAGCCTTAATGCACCGCTCGGCCAGGGCAGGCGGAAACGTCGCAAAGTGGCTTGTTTTAGTAGTCACTTTCCGGTAGTATCCGCAACGACATGCGCAAGAACTTTCCGACGCTGACGTGTGAACAGTGCCAGCAGCCGTTTCTAGCTCGTAATTGGAAGCCAAGCGTTCCGGCGCCGCGCTTTTGCTCTCGCCAATGTCACGGTCGATCGAAGCAGGCGAACGTGGTGACGGTGGAGTGTGTGGTCTGCCATCGGCAGTTTCCTCGCAAGATATGGCATGCTCGGAAAACAGGTGATCGAGGTCCGTTCTGTGGGTTTCAGTGCTATGCGGCGTGGCAGTCGCAGCATCTGAAGGGTCCGAACAATAACTCGTGGAAGGGTGAGAGTTCGAACGAACGGGAGTGTGCGGAGTGGTCGAGGAATCGGGATGCGTGCGTGGAGCGAGATGGTCGCCAGTGTCGCGTATGCGGCTCACCTGATCGGCTGACAGTCCATCATAAAATCCCGTGGGCACCAAATCAGGTTGCCCCACATGCAATGGACAATCTGGTGACGTTATGCGTGCCATGCCACGGGCGCCTGCACTCTTTGATGCACCGGGTGCCAGCGCTTCGGAAGCTGGAACAGGAACTATTTCGTGTGATGGAGTCCATTCGCTGAACGGCGCCGTCGCTAGAGTCCACACGTTGCGCAGGTTGCGGCCGGCGGGGTCGGGCGCATTCCTCTTCCCCGCGTGGCCATTACCCACTCCTGAGTATTTATCCGAGGACGGCGCCACAGCGCGCGGGGTCCACGCGCACGTCCCATCGCTATGCGCCTCCCGCACCGCATCAGCATCATAAAAGTACTTGGCCGAGCGTGTGAGCAGGAACACATGCTCATGGGCTGATGTGGGACGGTCCCTGCAGCTCTCCGGCATCGGGTTCGGCTTGTGCCAGATGATCGAGCTTCGGAGATACCAACCATCAGCCTGAAGCGCCAAAGCAAGCAATTCTGGCATCATCATCAGGTCTTTTGCTTTGAACTTAAGGAGCGGTGTGGCTAAATATGCCCAGCATATCCCACACGAGCCACACTCACATGCCCTGGAAGAAAGTCCCTTGCCCTGTCTGCGGAAATCCGAAGTCGCGTCTGTCGAAGACGTGCCGGAATTGCTCCGAACCATACGAGCGGACGCCTGAACGTCGTCAACATATGTCGGAGGTGCTGGCCGGTCAGCCGAGGCCGTGGCTTCAAGGCCGAAAGCGTCCTGACCATTCGGCGTGGATGGCTGAACAGTTCTGGACGCCAGAGCGTCGGGCTGAAGCGTCGGTGTATCGGAGTAAGCCAACCTCACTCTACTTTGGTCTATCTCATCGGAAGGCACGGGCACTCGTGCAGTCTGTCGGGCGGTGTCAGCGGTGTTCTCACGATGGTTCGGAGAGCCATCTTGGCGTCCATCATCGGGATCGGGATAAACGCAATCAGGAACCAGAGAACCTTGAGGTGCTGTGCCACCGCTGTCACATGCAAGAGCATGGCCGCGCCGGCGAGATTGGTCGGAAGAAGCGTAACTTGAGCCTACGTTAACCCAGCACGTTCCATCCGGGCGCAGCACGCGCTTCACCTCACGAAACACCCCGACCATTGTCGCCAGATACTCGTCAGGCGTCGCCTCCAGCCCAATCTGGCGGTCGATGCGCCGGGCCCCACAGCGGCAGTCCCCGCGTTGAATGGTCGCAGCCTCAATGGTCGCCGTGCCACCCGTGAGGCCATTGGGCGGCCTGCTGGCCCGGTTCGATGCCGTGGTGTGATCGCACCCCGCATCCCCGCCATCCCACTGCGCAGTGCCATAATCGCGGAGGCCGTAATACGGCGGCGAGGTCACGACGCACTGCACGCTGTCAGCCGGCAGCGTAGCCAGCACGTCACGACAGTCGCCTGATAGCAGCCGGATCACCACGGTCCCCGCCAGCCACCGATGCCGCTGAACAGCAACAGCACGATCAGCAGGATCACCACCAGCCCGACGCCGCCATACATGCCTGGGCCGTAGTAGCCGCCACGATAACCGTAGTAACCGCCGCCCAGACCGCCGAACAGGATCAGGATGACCAGGATGATGAGGACCAGGCTCATGGCGCGCTCCCCGGCGCTGCTGGTTGTGGAATGGGCGTGCGCATCAGCCTGTTCGTCGTGATGGCCGTCTGGTGCGTCTGGTGCGCGGTGTGCAGCGTCTGCTGAGCGGCTTGCGGGATCTTCGCCGCGGTCAGCAGTGTGTCGGCGCGGGTCTTGCTGATGTCGGCGGTCTTCTTCTGCAGATCGACCATGTGATGCGCGATCGCCATCTCGGGCGTCATCTGCTCAGGGTCCAACGGCTGCTGCATCGGCTGTGACGCGCCAGGCGGGTTGTCGGGAGCCACATGCGGTTGCCCGTAGGGTGGCGCGCTGAACTCGCCATGCACGGAATGCACGTTCGCCGCGGCGTTGACCTTGCGCTCCTGCGCCAGCGCCATGTCGGCCTGCGCTTTCGCCTGTTTGCCCTGGATGTCCGCTTGCGCGTGCTGCGTTGCGAGTTGCCCCGCATGCTGCTGGGCCTGCTGCTGCTGCTGCTGGTGCTCCTTCATGCGCTCGAGGATCTGATCTTTGTCGCGCAGCCCTGACGCCGCAATCAGCACATCGCCCGGTATAAGCCCCGGCTGAACGCTCGCAAGCTGCACGAGGCTCTGGAACTCCTCAGCCTGCAGCGACGGGATGTCGATGCCCTCCTCGATCGTGATGTCCACGTCGAGGTCGCTGATGTCGTTCTCGATGCCGATGACCTGCTGCAATCGCGGATCGCCGGGTTGCAACTGCATCTGCTGCATCACCATGGCACGGTGCTGCTCCGGCATGTCAGCCAGCTTGTCCATCAGCCGCACCGGCCGATTGATCCCGACCCAGCGCGTCTCGTTCAGGTCATCCGTCACTCTGACCCATTTCCCACCGCTCCAGAACTCCCGCGCGGCCATCCAGCAGGTCTCGTAAACGCGCCTGCTCCAGAACCGCAGCGCGTCGGCCAACGGCTCGTTCTGCGCTGCACCGCCAGCTTGCATTGCCAGCACGGCGCGGCCGGACAGCTCGCGCGGATCGGTGCCTGACATCGCCGCGTTGGGGCCGCTGAGCTGCATTTCAGCCGTCGCGTGCTGCAGCAACTGGAACTGGCCGGCAGCGAGGTCCGCGGTCTGCTCGATCTCGAACTTCAGTCCCGGCATCACCTCGATGTAGCCGTCCGGCTTGGCGACCTCGCGCCTGGCCTTGTCGACATCCGGCACAGCGCCCTGCTCGGCGATGACCTGGCGCACGGATAACAAATGCAGCGCCTTGGAGCGTCGCTTGTTGATCTCGTCCTGCAGGCTGATCAGGCCCCTGACCATGCCGTAGCGCTGGTTCTCGCGATTGATGTAGCTGGATTGCAGCAGCAGCCCGCTGCACGACTTGCCCTTACGGTCCTTGAACTTGGAGCGCTGCGGTGCGGCCAGCAGCCCGCTCTTGGTGTAGGTCGCGCGCCACCACGTCCCACGCTCGGACCAGTCGCATTGCACGAGCCGCACACGTCTGCGGTTATTGTCAGTCCAGAACGCGGTTTCCGGCCGGTCGTTGTACTGGTAGTCGGCGCTGCTGAAGCTGCTCTCGATTACGTCCTGCACATCCTCGCCGGGATACATCTCCTCGAGTGCATCGCGGTCGGTCCAGATGACCATGCCCTTGTAGCGCGCATCACCGAAGTCGTAGCTGCGGCTGTGCGGGTCGTACCAGATGCGATCCCACGGGATGGTGGTGATGGTGATGTTGCACGAGCCCTGCCCATCGTCCTCAAGGCCCAGGTCAGCCCCGCCGGCCCCCTCGATGAGCATGTTGGAGAACACTTCACTGCGCACGATGGAGAAGTCGTTGTCGTCCGCGATGTAGCGCAGGGCCTGCGTGGCGGCGTCGGCCCGATCCTCCTCGGCCGGTGTGCGAGCGAAGGCCTTGGGATCGGTGCGTGCCTTGCGCTCCATGCCGCAGAGCAGTTGCACCTTGTCGGCCACCTTGTTGATGACGATCGCTGGCTGGCCGCGTTCCTTCAGCAGCTTCAGCTCGTCGCGCGTCCACTGCATGCCGTCGAAATACTCACGATCGCGCTGCGCCAGGTCGATCTCGTCCATGCGCGCCAGCTCGCTCTCCTCGAACCAGCGGATCAGGCGGGCGTGGAGGTCGTCCAGATCCCTCGGGTAAGCGTCCGGGTCGCCGTCCGTCAGGTCACGGATCGCCGGCGGCGTGTCGGGGCCGCGGTCGCCGGTATGGACGTGGAGATGGATTGCGGTATCGCTCATGGACCACGGGAGGGTGAGAGCATGGAAGACGCTGTGACTATATCGATCCGGATCGATCAGTCGCCGTTCGCCTCAAGCGGCGAACCGATGATGCTGCGCTACCAGATAGGCCGTGAGCAGGCGCTTGATCTGCACATCGGCCGCGCACCACCGGCCTTCGATCTGGCAGCGATGAGCGACTGGAACATGCGCCGCGAGCGAGCCGAGAGCCTGGCGCGGCACATTGCGGCTGACCTGGCGCACAAGTTGTTGCAGGCGTTCGAGCCACGGCGCTAGTGCCGTCAGTTCGCCTTGTGTGCGGCCTTGAGGCGCAGGAACTCGTCCCACTGGCGCAGGAACTCGGCCCAGGTGATGCACGGGTTGATACGGCGCGCCACGTCCCACCACTCCAGCCGGTCGAGCGCCATGAGAGTGTTGTCAGCCATGGGTGTCGCGTGTATGCACCGCCTCGTTCCCTGCACTCGCGGGGATGACCCGCCGTGGCTGTGGCAGCCCAACAGCCCCCTAGGGTGTTCCCCGCCGTGCGGGGATGATCTACGGAACGCCGGCTAGGCATCCCCTGGTCGGCGTCTCTGTTTCAGAGCTAATCCGTTGGTTTCGCTGGTGCACTCGTCTCGATCCGCGTCGATCGTGGGCGATTAGGTTCGGGACTTCCGGTGTTTTCGATCTGTGCGCCAATCGGGCGATTTGTCTACAGACGACCGCGTCACTTGTTGCGTCCGATAAACGAAACTTTGCGGACACTTCACTCGTCATGCCGCACCAGATTGTCGATGAGCTTCAGGCAA